ACATCATCAGAATCTGGATCTCTGTCACCAGCAGAAACTACTTCAAGTTGATCATAGTTATAAAGTTCTCCATTATACTTATGACTTAAACCTTGAAACTCTCCAAGTCTATCTTGACCGACCATGATGATCATATTACTATGACCCTCTTCATTTGCACCAGTTAAGACATTGAAGATTGTTTTTGCGCCTTTATCATCAACAATACTATCTGCATAATCAGGGAACATCTGACGCATATAAGAAATCTTCATTTGTGGAGTCAGAGGATTCTTTTTCGCGTCTTGTGAACGAGATGGATAAATTCTTAATTCGTAACCTCTCTTATCCGCTTCCTTTGCAGCACGATCAAGAAGTTTTTGATGTCCAATTGTTGGTGGATTAAATCTACCAAATACTACAACAACTCCAGGCGTTTCTGGAACAGGCATTTCTGCAGGTACTTCTTCTGGTGCAGGTTCTTGTTGTTGTTCTGGTGGAACTTGTTGTTGTGATGCTGCAGTTTGTTGAGGTTCTTGTGGAACAGGTGCAGGTTCTTGAGGTACAACGGGTTGTGGTTGAACTGATGTAGGTTGAGATTGTGATGGAGAATCCTTTTTACCTGGAGTATTATCACGACCAAAAAATTGTAACTTTCCTTTAACCGTTTTTGCAACAAACTCACCATTCTTATCGTACCATCCTCCATGACCATCCCCAGTCAAACCAAGTCTTTTGGCTTCGGTAGATGCGGAGGTCTCTCTAGCTTCTATGAGGAAGTTGCTAAAATTTTTCATTATTAATTATAGTTAGGATTCCTTAACCTATAGTTATTTATTTAGAGTTTATATAATAGGTCTCCAGACTCAACATAAGATCTCATGACTATTTTTTTCCTTCCCGTTCTATCAGATGCACTAGCATCTGTCCTATATCTAAACTGAATTAATTTAGAAGAACTTGCAGTTCCTTTTCCCTGTTCATGAACAATAATCCTGGGATCAGATCCACCAGATTCGTAGGTAACATCAAAATTTGTTGCTTTCACATTATCAATGAACTGTTGTCCAAATTTTTGCGTATATTGACCACCTTTAGTAGTAAATTTAACTAATTCAACTCCACTTTCATTACTTGTGGCTTTTTGAATACAGTATCTTGCCAATTGTTCTTTAAAACCAACATCATTCAACTTAGTAGAAAGTTGACTTGCAACTTCCCTAAACACTTCATTAGCAACTCTTTTTAGAGCGGCAACTTCTTTTGAGGACACAATAGATGATCTAGAATCAAACCTTTTACTTAAGATATCGGGAAAAGGCAACATAACCTCATTTTGAAACATTTGATTAAATTTTTGATAATTGTTTAACCCCAATGGATCAAAGATTTTTCCAAAATTTTCAAATTCCAAGCCAACGACTTGACCAAATTGAGGAGCATCATATTTAAGAGATATTTTTTTAGTTGCACTTCTAACTTTTTTTCCACCTTGAGTTACTTCTACTAAAAGATCAACCTTTGTACCTTTTTGATTTTCCGTTCCAACTCCTCTAATACTAATTTGATCTTCTTTTAAATTTATTGACAAATTCAAAGCGCTTGTTCTTAATTGTGGATCTTGATTTACCTTAGCAACTGCAGACAAAAAAATGTTACTGACTGAAGCCCAATTTCCTCTCTGAGTCAAAAAATTCATAGAGGCTTGTGGGATAGAAACAGAAACACTAATATTATCAAAAATATTAACTTCTTTTCTTACTTTTTTATCAAAATCAGCGACTCTGTATTGGGCACCACCAGCAACAACTTGAGATAGAACTTCCTCGACATCGGCAACAGTAACTGCTTTAAGATTATTTACATTAACCGCCATGGGTCTTTTTTGGTTTGCAAAATCAGATTCTTTAAATCTCTTCTTAAATCTTGCACCCACAGCTGCAGCAAGAATAGCTTCTGCTAAATCGCCTTTGTTAAAGTCTGCCATAAGTACCAAAAAACCCTTCCAAATATTTATGGAAGGGTCTTAAATTATTTGTTAGCAATATAGTTTTCCATTGCCTCATCGAGATTCAAAAGAACTTCACGAATATTGAAAATTCGTTTTGGTTCTGTAGGACCTTCAGCATAACCCTTTTGAGCATCAATCAAAGCCATAAGAACCTCGCTTGATTCTTCAAAAGTCATCTCAAGAACTACTTTCGTTTTCACAGATCACCCTCCGCACGATTCTCGGAATAATAAGGATCAAAAGAACCACCAGGATAACGCTTTTCAAGTTTAGTTACATTTCCTGCAATAACTTCATCAATGGTAACACCAAGAGCCATGCAAGCTTGTGCAACATACCACATAATATCACCAAGTTCAATGATAAGGTGATGTCGGTTATCTTCATTAAATGGTTTGCCTTGGAAAATCATTTTTTTAATAATCTCAAGAAACTCTCCACCCTCAGCATTGATACCAACACCCGCAGTAAGAAGTCGTTCAATATTTGCACCTTTCTCATCCAGTTCCACAAGACGATTGGAAAGAGCAAGGAAATCTGTAGACGCTTCAGAAGTCACTGCATCTACGAAATGAGTGTATTTTGCAAAGTCAATATTTTTAGTCATCAGAATTTAAATCCCTCAAATGATTTTTTTGGTCCAGTTTTCTTTTCTTCATAAGTATACTCCTCATCCTGTCCAGAGTCAAGTATGTCAGCTTGGGCACTCTGTTCACAATCATAGAGTCGCATCTTTGCACGATCAATACCAACAACAAATCGTTTATTGATAGTAGGATCATTATAACGATTCTTCAGTTGTTTCACCATAATCTGTCCCAACTCTTCAAGCTCTTCTGTACTAATAAGGGCAAACATAAGATCAGCAGTAGCAGGGAGACCAAAGGACTCACTAGTATCAGTAAGTTCAACATCAGAAGAACCATAGCCACTACGAGTAGTTTGGGTAGCGGATACAATGGGTAAGTTGAACTCCACTGCCAAACCGCGAAGTTCCTCAGCAATCGCTTTGATATACGAATAAGAATTGACAGACAAATTTCCTTTATACCTAGAGGAAGCACAAATATTAAGGTAGTCAATGAAAATAATATCAGGCTTAAATGACTTCTTAAGTGCAAGTTCATTAAGAAGTGACTTGAAATGTCCACTATGAGCAGATGCAGTGGGATACTCTTTAATTATAAGAGTACCTTGAGTCTTCTTTGCAATATTAGATACTTTAGTATCAAACATCTGACGAGGAAGATTAATAATTTCCTGAATATTAACATTCAAAAGATTTGCGTCAATCCTTTCCGCAATCCTCTCTTCAGCCATCTCCATTGTAATATACAATACATTTTTACCTTGTAGTAAACAAGCACTAGCAAAATGGCACATGAATAGAGACTTACCAACACCAGTGCCTGCAAGAGCAATGTTGAGAGTTTTATTAGGAATGCCACCCTTTGTAATCTTGTTGAAGAACTCCAAATCAAAAGGAATTTTCTCCTCAGTTTGATGGTAGAAGTCGTATCGTTCCTCATAATCGTGAAGATAATCGTGACCTACATTAGTATCAAAACTGACGGCAAGAGCATCAGAAAGGATGGAAGGAATTGCATCCTTAGTCTTTTTAGAATCTTTACCATCCACAATAGAAATGGATTCCATCAATGCAAGGTAAATGGCCTTATCACGACACCACTTCTCAGTAGTATCACACAACCATTTTACATCAAGATTTGATGTATCTAGATTACTTACATATTCAGTTACTTCTTTATAAGTATTTTCATTTAGATCAGAACGATTCTCAATCTCAACTCCAAGAATTTCAGTAGTTGGAAGTTTATTATACTTAAAAATAAACTGACAAATTTCTTCAAAAACTACTTTCTCAGTGTAGTCGGTAAAATATTCAGTTCTGATGAAAGGTAGAACTTTGCGGGAATATTCTTCATTAAAAGCGAGACTCCTGAGAATTGTAGTTTCAACTCGTTCCATTAGTAATAGTGACAATAAGTGGACATAATGTATTTGATTCCTTTATTGACTCGCAATCCTGCATGAGGATACTGCCAAGTTGGAGGAAACACCATGACTGATCCCTTTTTAGGAACAATCTTTTTATTGTGATGAGGAAACTCAGTTTCACCACCGGTGAAATCATCATTCAAATAATATAAGAAAGCTAGATACCTTCTTGCAGATGCATGATCTTCAACATCCACATGAATATCAAATCTATCGTGACTACGAGAATGATATTTCTTGATGCGAAACTCTTCCAAAAAGAGTCTCTGCGGATACCATCTAGTGTAATCTGAAAACTCTTTTTTGTAAAGGTCAAGAACATTCTTAGTAATAATAGAAAGTACTTGAATGTTCTCTGGATGTTTTTGATTAATATTCAGTTGAGTAAAGTTCGGGGTTCCTTTGTTATTAATGATTTCTTTGTACCCACTTACATCAAATAAGTGAATCAATGTTTCGCATGTTTTTACATCAAGGACATTATTATAGACCTTGATGAAATCATCCATAACAAAACTCTTTCTGTGCAATTTCATCTAAAGCCTGCATTACTTCTGGAGTAAAATATTCCTCTGGATTTGCGAGGATTTGTTTTGCGTAGATCTTCTTTCCATCAATTTCATATCTACCTGCGACATTCTTCCAAAGTCCGCCAATCTCACCGAGTTCAAGAAGACCATAGTAACGATCAAGACCACGCTCATCATAATAAAGGCGTACCTCAACATCCTTATTCTCCTTACTCAAACGAGACTTAGCAGTCTTAGCCTTGATAATATTTCCGACCACTTCCGTTCCATCCTTTTCTTTTTTCTTTGAGAGATATATGATAGTAGAAGCGGCGTACTTAAGACCACTACCACCTCCCATCTCCTTAGTAGGAACATAAGCACCGATGACATCATAGGTATGATTAGTAACCAACATTGGAATTTTAGCTTGTCCAAGTTTTAGAGTAATCATTCTAAATGCACCTTTGACCAATTGGGATTTGGTCATATCACGAACTTGTTTGTCGTTGAGTGCATCAGTAATCTCCTTCTCTGTGGAAAGCATTCCGAGAGAGTCTAACACAAACATGCAGGGTTTGCGTTCTCCTTCAGGTTTTTTTAAGTATAGATCTACCGCTTTGAGCGCTTTACCGCGAAACTCCTCCACTGTAACAACATTAACAACAACAAGACGAGAAGTATCAATTCCACGAGATTCTACGAGAGATTTGGTGATAGCGGCTTCAGTATCAAAGTAGAGACAATAACCATCGGGGTGAGTATCAAGAAAATTCTTAACCACAGCGAGAGAGAAGAAAGTCTTTCCAGTACTAGACTCTCCAGCAATAGCAGTAATCTTATTCCCAGATACACCACCAAATATGCTACCTGAAACCAGTGCATTAAAGATGTACGAACCCGTGTCAACATAAGTCTCAGTCTCATCAATATCAGAAGCAAGTTGTGTATACTCGCCACCAATTTCTTTTACAATATCTTTTAAAAAATCCATTAAGCTACCATCCCGTATTGTTCACGAAGAATTTTTTTGTAAGGAAGTCCTTGTTCACGAAGTTCCTTAACTAGTTTAAGTTTATGATATAGAGCAGCGTCTCCACCAAATCCAAGAGCACTAATAATTTTTTTTAGTTCTTCATCATTAATAGGCAGATCCATTCATTCCTCCAAATTTTTAGACTCTGTGCATATCACCCAATTATACCTCTTTTTGAGTTCATTTGCAAACCAATAAGCTGTAGAAGGAGACTCAAAAAATTTTTTATTTCTTTTAGGAGATAATTCACCTGGTTGAGCCCAAGTAACTACATATTTACTCATGAAAAGAAACTATCTAAACTGATTGATTTTTCCACAG